TCATGATTGTTGAAGATTCCTTCTGGTGAGGGCGTTCTGGGGTGTTTTAGGGGTGCGTGAATTAGGGTCTTGGAATGGTGCTGGTCTCCTGGGGTGGGCTATTCGGCTGAGAAGGGGATTATGCCACTTGGGTTAATGCTGAGGCTGTTAAATAATTCCCAATTCCGTAGCTTTTTTCTTCGTGATGAATTGCCCCTTGCGTGCAACGAGAAACCTGGACTTTGTGGTTTTAGAGATGAGGCGTTCTTCGAAGATGTCCTCTTGGACTTCGTACATGTCCGTCTCTGCCAACGTGTCATCTTTACCCAGGGTGACGATGTGGTCTGGTGCCTCGTAGTTCTTGCTGACGCAATCACCGTTTGGGCTTCCACAGATAACACACTTTTGGCGTGACGCCAGAGTGACCCGGATACCTGGATACATTTCGGTGGATTGGTCTCCACCAAACTCGTTGTCGTAGAAGCTCATTTACCGATCATAGTCGATAGTGGCGCTCCTCGCAAATCCATGCCATAATTACTTCATGGAAGAAGCAACACCACAAGAAATAGCCATTGACCGAGCCATTGCGATCCTCGATGGCATGACAACACAGGCAGCCAATTCAAACGTTGACGGTGAAGCAATGTTCGATGACGATGTTGCTGTTACGATGGCATTGGCGTGGTCGAATCTCGCTATTGCGATCGTGCAGTCGAATCGTTTTGCAGCGGCGAGGAACCTCGCCTCTCTTGCTGCGGACTGGTTGGAGAACCCGACGCGGGAAGGCCACGATCTGCTGGTTGTTGCCGTGTCTCAGTACAGGGACTTTGGCTAGTCTCCGATTTCGTATTCGCAACCCAGGGTTTGTCCCCTGTAGACGTCTTTGGTGAGTGCCTTCATGGCATCTGCTGATCCCTTGAAATAGGCTGCGTCCTCGTATATTTCCTGCTTCAGTCGGTCGCGGTGGAGGAACATGTACTCTTCGCTCAATGATTTGAGGACAGCTTCAAGCTTGTCCTTGTTTGTGTAACGATTCCACTTGATGTTCTTTCGAGAAACCCAAACGGTCATTATTCCTCCGTCACTGATTCCAATTATATGTAGTATTGTCTGCCAGGGCGATTACGCGTTTGACGTCCCCGTCACGTAATGCTTCTAGTGGCGTTCTTTCGTCAAGGCTTGGGAATTTCCCAAAGAACCATCCTGCTATTGTCCATTTATCTGCGCCATGCAAGTGTGTCAGTACTTGATCGAACTCTTCACGTATCTCCGGATCGAACTGAAAAATCGGGGCAATAGTTATTCCGTCTCTAGTTACCAAGACGAGACTTGCGTCTTCGGTGTCCACTGTGAACGGACCCAATATGTTCCAGGGGCTGTCAGTCATTTTTCTTCCCCCAACAGAACGTCTAGCGGTATTTGGCCGATCCCGCCACACTTTTGGCAGGGGCCATCCTCGTAGGCGTAGATCGCTAGGGATTCTACGTTGAAGGTTTTGTGTTCGGGGTCGATCCCGTTGCCGTTGCATCGGCTACAGGTAACTCCGATCGTGATAAATCCCATTGCGTCCTTCAGAAAAGCGGTGGGGACCCGAAGGCCCCCACTACTGCTTAACGTTTGTTACTTGCGTTTCGGGAACAGATGGCCCGTCGGCGTTACTACGTCAATGCGATTCGTTCTCAGGCCCTTGTTGTAGGCCATGATGAGCTGATTCGCTGTTTCGTTGATTGGCTTTGTCCCAGATACGGCAGCAATGCTACTGCCCCTTGCGAACACCTGCTGCGGTGTCCCAATGGACGCAACAGCTTTGGCTAGCCGACCGCGATTTACGGTTGAGTCCGAGTATAGTATTGCCCCAACGCTCGTCAACAGTGCGTAGAAGAACGTATCGGTATGACGGTCACCGTCGTATGCGCGAAGCAGCACGTCCAGCACCCCATCTACCAATTCGACGCCACCATTTTGGTACAGGCGATAAACGGTTCCGATAGAACGCAATCCGGGCGATTTGTGGAACTTGACAACCTTGACGTTGTGCTTGTCCAGAACACTCTGGATAGCTACTGCGTCTGGGTTGCCTGCTGCCACAGAAGCCCTGTGAATATCCACGGGCTTCGGCTTGGTCCGGTTTGAGTTCAGCGTGGTAAACACGCGGGCTTCATCCCGAACGGATAGGCCGGTATGTATCACTGCTGGAACCTTCTGGTCCTCCCAGCCAATGTCGTACATCGCGGCAACACGGTGCCCGCCATCAATGATGGCCAGCGTTCCGTCTGTTCGCTTTGAAATAACCAACGTTCCGAATGAGTCGGGATCAAAGTTGGTCGCGATTCGGTAAACCTTTGTCGGTTCCAGGTCACGTTGATACGTGCTGTCACTGACGAGGTCGCGAATGTATACCCACGTGATCTCAACGGTGTCGCCACGAGATTCCTCGACGACTACGTTCAGCGGTTTGCGACGATCTAACTTTGGTGTGGTTAGTACTTGATCAGTCACGGTGCATCCCCTCCTTTCTGTGGTGTATTCCGCGCTGTCCAGGCGCGGTATCACACACTATAGCAGAAGGGCCATTCGTTGTCAAGAGTTCAGCGAATCAGACGTTTGGTCACTCCGGCGAATAGGGCAACCAGGAGAGCGGCGTAGACAGAGCTGGAGAAGCTAAAGCCAAAGTCGAGAATTTCTTCATCTGCAAGTACGGCAGTCATTCCCATGATGGTTGCCGTAGATATCGCCAGATAAAGGACCGAAACGAAAAATGCGGCAACGAAGACAGTTGCACCGAGGGAGAACTTTGCCCTAGCCTCTTCTTTGGCCATAGCCTTTTCTTCCTTCTCGACGATGGGGTCAGCAGCTTGGTCGCCGATGATTCTCTTAGTGATGTCTTCCCAAGATTCGTTTTGTTCAGACATCGGAAACGATTTGGTGAATGCGTTGACGCGACAGACCGAACTCCTGCCCAATTTCACGCAAGCTCATTCCGTTAGAACGCATCTGCTTGATGTGGTTGTCGCGTACAGTGTCCGACTTTGGGCCAGGACGCAACGGGCCCCACTGCCAGCCCGAATAAGCCTCAAGGTTTGCAATTCTGTCTTGAGCGAGCTGCCCTTGCCGATATCGGGTACGAAGGTATGAAACCCACGAGCCAAGATTGATTTCTTCTCCTCCGTATGTCTCAACGTGGTTCGCTGGGACGAGGGCGTGGCCCTCTCTGGCGGTGAATGCGTCTAGCGCCGCTTGGCGTGCGTTCGGGTCTATTGCCATGGTCGGGTAGTCCTTTAGATCAGTCATGCTGTAAACATTAGCCCAAATCGGGCATCATGTAAAGGGTTGACGTGCTAAAACCTTCACAACGGGCGAGTGCCGTTGGGTATCATGCAATGCGAACCCCGTAGGGAGAACTGCAACGTGCCTATTCCTAGTACCAATGTCGACACCGAACTTTCGTCAGCGACGCGATCTTCGGTTCCGGAACGTCCGGGCCTGTTGACGCGTATCCGCAGACGCATCCGTGACGCTCTTCGCTCGTCTGCCGCGCGTGCTCGCGGAGAATCATAGACACTAAAGGAGCCCTATGTCCCTCGTAACCGTTGGCGACTTACAGAACTACGCCGACTGGTCATTCAGCGACACGCAGAAACAGGCGGCAGAAGGAGTGATCGCAGGTCTCCAAGTTGAAATGGAAACCTACTTGCGTCGCCCTGTCGAGCTGACTCGTTTCCGTGACGACTACACTGTCCCGTCCAACTACAGGGCCTCCAGCCTGAACTCCACGTTCTATGACGGAACGGATGTGACGGGAGTGACGCAACAGTATCAGCTGGAAACGTTCATTTTGAGTCTGGATAACTCCCCCGTTGGGAAAGTTCTCGAAGTGACGTCTTCAACTCCGTCTGGCAGCGTAACGAAGACACTTGCCGAAGGAACTGACTATGTTGTTCGCAAGTTTGGTATTGAGTTTTTTGGTGGCATCGGTGCCGACTTTCTCATAAAAGTTACATACGATGCAGGGCTCGACGGTAAGGACATTGACTATTTCAAGCTTGTGATTTTGCGTGCCGCCATTCGAGAGATGCAAAACATGCATGACGATGTTGTCGCTGTGAAGGACTTGGAGACAAGGAACGTGGGTCCGTTGCAAACCGGGTTCCTCGATACTGAGCTGTCGATGTTGAAGCGGTGGCGACGAGTTAGGCCGTAGCGATGGGAACAAAAGTTCGAGTCGATGATCGGCAAGCCAAACTCAACATGAGGGCACGTTTCCGACGTGCCGAAGATTTCCGTCCCGTGTTCCGGTGGGCACAGCGCGAGATGGAGCGGGCCAATCGTGCGAATTTCGCTACTGAGGGTGTTGCGTCTGGTGCGGCATGGAAGCCACTTGACCCAAAGTATGGTGCTTGGAAACTTGCCCATTACGGAGCAAAGCCAATTCTCGTATTGACACGAGACTTGAAAAGCTCCCTCACGAGCCTTCGCGGATATCCAAACGAAATTGGACGCAAAGTCGCAACGTTCGGAACAGACGTCGAGTATGCCAAGTTTCACCAATCCGGGACATCGAAGATGGCGCAAAGAACAATCGTGTTCATCCCGCCGCTCTTCGCCCAAGCGATGTCTCAACAGGTACTCTCACACATACTGTATGGAAAGCTGGGCGTCGGCGGTGCGCCGATACAACTTCTTAAGGGGCTCTTCCCAGGATGATGAATGGACCCAAAAGGGCCAGGCATTGGGTAACCGATTACCTGTCTTCGGACGTGCCTTCTCGCCTCATCCCGTACCGTGCATGGTGGAGTCTTGACGACACAACTTTGCCAAACCCCACCCTGTACCTCACATACGAACCCGTTGCCATCGACCACTGGCCCATGATCTACACAGTCGCCTTAGCGACACAGTCAATCACGCGAGAAGACTACGACTACGATTCCAACCCAAAATACGAAGTCCGTATGGCAATGAGAACGTACATTTGGGCAAAGGGCGAAACTTCGGAAGGAGCCTCAGACCTTCGCGACGATCTTACAACAGTTGTTCGAGACGCCTTTCTTGATGGTCCAGCCGTATCTGGATACAACCAAATGCAAACAGACTGTTCTGGCCTCATCGACGAAGGAACAATCCGAGAAGAGTTTTCAGACCTGACGCCCCTGAAGGGTGAACGCATGTTGGCGGGCGCTTACATTCAGTATGACCTCGTCATGACCGAAGTTGTCACCAGGGACTTGCTTGGCTCTGGCATCGTGTCTGTTATCCCGACTGTCATGGTTGGTTTGATTGAGAAGGTTCCCAATGCGCCCACACTGCTCCTCACCGTAGATGGCGCTGCAACAGAAGTAGATATGACCTGGCGCGCACCTACGTGGGACGGAGGCGGTTTCCCGCTTCTGGGTTACAAGGTTGAGCAATCGGAAGACGACGGAGATAATTGGACAGTTTCAATAGCTGACACTGGGACCACTACTCCGACTGCTACCGTTACGGGGTTGACAACGGGAGAAGTTTACTTATTCCGCGTGTCTGCAATAAACGAAAACGGAACCGGAGCCGCCTCTGCACCTTCAGCACCCACGACAGCACCGTAGTGAGGGAACTATCTCTCTGAAACGTTCATCGCTGTTAAGGTCAAAGGTGTATCATCGACTCAGTTTCAAGATTTAGCCAATTGGAGGCAAACCCAGATGCCCGGCGTTGTTGTAACAACCGCAGTACGCACCGGACCTTCCGGCGCAGGAGAAGTTCCCGCCGCACAGTGGTTCGCTGCCGGTACCACAGAACGTGGACCAATTGACGATCCCGTATTGATTCGCAGCATGTCCGAGTACGTTTCGTACTACGGTGACTATGTCAGCGGTAATCTTTACACATACGTCCAAACCTATTTCGAAGAAGGCGGAGGCCGCGCCTACGTCTATCGAACCACCGGAGCGAGCGCTTCAGCCGGATATCTTGACCTCCAAGATAACAACGCTGGCGATACGATACGGATGACCGCAGGTTCGCCTGGCGCATGGTCAGACCAACTCGAAGTTGAAGCGGTTGCGGGTGATGCCGTTGACACATACAAGCTCAAGATTTACTTGAAGAGCGAATTGCTCTACACGAGCCGCGACCTTGTTAACCCCGCTGATGGCGTGGCCGTCATCAACACGTCGGCAGTGGCGCACCTTGTTGTTGCTTCCGACCTTGGTTCAGTCGAAACGCCTCCGGACGACAACCCGATCGTAGCCGCAGCCACTGCGCTGTCCGCAGGTTATGACGGTGACGCAATTGTTGACGCCGACTACTCGACGTCGATCGACATGTTCACCTACGACCTTGGTCCCGGTGCCGTGTCCATTCCCGCAAAGGAAGGGGCAGCTATTTGGGGATACCTCCTTGCTCACGGCAAGGTAAATCACCGTATTGCGCTTTGTGCATTCGGCGAGTCCGACGCTATTGCAACCGTCAAGACATCCGTTGCCGCGATGTATGCAGATGACGCAGCGGACTACGCAGGGTTCTACTTCCCTTGGATCAAGATTCCCGACCCGGCAACCTCAGGGCTCACGCTCACCCAATCGCCAGAAGCGTTTGTTGCGGCTGCAAGATCAAAGGCTGTTACGCAAGACGGTCCATGGATGCCGGGAGCGGGTCTCATCTCTGAGAGCAATTTTGTGAACGGCGTCGTTACGACCCTCAATTCGGCAGATGGCGATGGGCTTGACGAAAAGCGCATCAACGCAATCAGGAAGATTGCTGGCGGAATCCGCGTCTACGGTGCACGTTCCATTTCGGCCGATGAGACGAACTGGCGTTACCTGACCAACAGGGACACAGTCAACTATGTAGCCTGGGGTGCAGAAGAGCGTCTTGAGGACTTCGTTTTCTCGACAATCGACTCCAGGGGCGCACTGTTCGCCCGCATCGAGTCGTCACTTATCGGCCTCCTTGATCCGGTCCGTCTCGCTGGCGGCCTTTACGAGGCTTACGACGAAAACGGCAATCAGGTTGACCCTGGCTATTCCGTAGAAGTTTCTGATGAACTGAACCCGCTGGCCAACCTTGCACAAGGTAAGATCGCAGCGAACATCAACATTCGGGTTTCGAGTGTTGGTGATCAGATCACGGTGACAGTGACAAAGAGCAACCTGACCACTTCAGTGGTTTAACGTTTGGAGCAAATAGCAAATGGCTAAGACTTCTCAGAGGCAAATTGTCGCAGAGATCAAGCCCGTTTCCCTGGGTGGTAGACAAGCGCCGCGTTTCAACGGCAAGTTCGCCCAGGTATCTGGTGGAGAAATCACTGCGGCTGTGGAAAAGGTCTACGATGGTGGGGCTTTGTTCCCAGAAGTTCTGTGTGCGCCGCCTGAGGTTGGCGACATCACGGTGACCCGCCACTTCGATTCGGGCCGTGACGGTGCAGCACTCAAAAAGCTTCGTCAGCAAGTGGGTTCCGCGTACTACGACGTTTATGTCTATACGCTGAACTGCGACCTGAAGGAAGCCGGTACGGAACGTGTATATGCGAAGGCATTGATTGTCGGCTTGACAGAGCCTGAGGGTGATGCATCTTCCGGCGCACCATCAACCTATTCGCTGACATTCAGCATTTCGGCCATCTCGGCAGCGCAGTAAAGCACAGCTCTAAACGTTGAGAATTTGAGGCAGAGTTTCGGCTCTGCCTCTTTCTCGTCTCTAGGCTTATGCCTGTACTTACTAGCAACCTAGAACGGATTCCACTATGAGTGATGACACTTACGATGTCGAAATGTCTCCTGACGCGATGCCGCTCGACGACGATTCAGACCTGGCTAAAGGCTCAGTTCTTGATCAGCTCAAAGAAGAGCTAGCGAAAGAAGTTGAACGTTCGCTTATCGAGATTCGCGTACCTGAGCGTCCGAACATTTCGATTCGATTTTCTCCGAACATGACGCAAGAACAAATCAAAGCGTGGCAACGCAATTCGGGTTCGAATTCGAAACGTGGCATGGACGGCGTGAAGTTCGCCTGCTACGTCATTGGTTCCACGACCTCTGGTATCTACGTCAACGACAATCTGGTTACAAACAATGACGGCATTGCCGTCAACTTTGCTTCCAAAGAACTTGAAGACATGACGGAAATGGACAATCCGTTCGATGTCATCAAGGTCGTATTCGGGGTTGAGGCCCACATCGAGTCAACGGCTATGGCAATTGTTGAAGCTGCTGGTTGGGGCGAGGATGTGGACGTGGAGGACCCTACGGCACGACGCTAGACGATGCATTGGAAGCATTGATTGCTAGTAATCCGAGGATTACTGTAGCGGCGCGTTTCGGTGAGCTTTGGGGCACAGACCCCATCGTCTTGCTGGAATGTTCCGAAGAGGAGTGGCTGCTTAGACTTGCCTGTGGTAAAGTCGTCGCAGAGGACCGAGAACAAGAACGCCAAGAGATGGAGAGGGCCCAGCAAGGAGGATAGGGGCTTTTTCTGGGAGTACTAGATGCCTGCTGAAGATCGTGTAGTAATACATGTAGAGGTCGATGCCGATTTGGGTGCTGACCGGGCAAAGATCGAAGCGTTCTACAGAAGCCTCGAACAGGGCGCAAATCGTGTAGATAAGCGCATCAAGTCGTACGACAAGACTCTCCACAAAGTTACCCGAACTCAAGACAGGTTTGAGAAGGCCCTCCACAAAACCCGCAAGGCCCTTTCTTCTGTCTTCAATGCGTTTGGTAGCTTTCTTGGCCTTCTCGGTAAGTTCTCTTTCGTAGGTATGGCCATTGAGATCGGCCTAGTTTCTATTGCCCTTCTTAGCGTTAAGGCTGCCCTGGTAACGGGCAGGTTTGCTATTCGTGCATACCAGGCTACTCTCACTGCTTTGGGCATTACTGCTGGTGGCGTGGCGGTGGCCCTTGGTTCTATCGCCGCTGTGATGAGACAATTCCAAGAAGTGAGCCTCATCCCGCAACTGGGAACTAGGGGCGCTTCGATTGCTACCCGTGGTGTCCTAGGGGATCAGTTGCTTTCCTTTTTCGGCATGGAGGGATTGAACACAGCGGTTGCCGCTTTGGCACAGGGCGGTGTTGATACTCGTTCTGGCTATTCGCACATCTTGAGGCAGCTCGGCGACTTTACTTCTGATCCGAAACAGCTCGCTGATTTGGCTACGGTGTATGCACAAATCCAGCAGCAAGGTATCGTTTCTACCGACAGCCTCGCTTCGCTTGGTGGTGTTAATGCGTCTCTTGTTTCTGGTATTGGCGAACTTATGGGCCTTGATTCTAGGGGACTTGAGAAAGCTGCGGATAGAGGCGGTATTCAGGCTGAGGTGTTCAGTCAGGTTATTGCGGGACAGGCTGAAGCGACAAACGCATTTGAGGGGCAGCTCGCTCGCTTGAATGCTACGGTCCTTGGTCAGCTCAAGGGCCTTATCGTAAGAATGTTGAGCTTGTTCGCCGATCTTGGCCAGCCGTTCCTTCAGCAGATCACTAACGTCATTTCTTCCGTTGAGACCATCGTTACTAGCGCCGTTACGCGTATCCGTGGTTCGGTGACGCGTTTCGGTTCGGAACAGTTCCTTCCTGGCTTGCTTGCCGCCTTTGAAAAATTCACCGACTTCATGGTGGTGCTTACCAACGATTCTCTACCCAAGGTTGAGGGGTGGGTCGATGGGATGATAAGTGCGTGGGATAAGACGAAGAACTTCTTCATCGACATGATGCGCTATATGGCTCCACTTGAAAAAGGCGCAGACACTTTGTGGGATTTCATGAAGCGAGCTTTCGGTCCTTTCTTCTCTGGCTTCGGGTCTTTGCTTCAGCAAATGAACAAGCTTCTTACCGACAATGCCGATACTTGGGCAAAGTTTGGTGATTCGATAGGCAAGTTCGTGAATTCGCTCTTTGCTTTCATGGGGCAAGGCAACAGGTTCTTTGTTGAGGCAATGCCAGTCTGGGGTGCGTTTTTCGATACCCTCGCTGAAGACTTTATGCCGATAATGGCAGATTTCTTTTCCCTTATTCACCACGCTGCGCTGACTGCACTTCCGGTCGTTGCTCAAGCCCTTTCTGCTGTTGCTTCCGCGTTGCGCCCCATCGTTCAGGTCCTTACTCAGCTGCTCTCCATTCCGGGTATCGGGACGTTGTTGTCGCTTGTCATTGCGGGCTCAATGTTCGGTGGGACACGTGGGTTAATGGCTGCTGGGCTTTTGGGAAGACAGGGCGCGGCTAGGACTGGTGGCTTGTTGGCAGCCATGGGTGGCGCGAGTGTCGGCGCGGCGTCGAGTGTTGGCCCCCTTGCTGGGCCAGCCTTCTTGGCAATGAGTGGACTCAAATTGGCTGGTGGATCGGCGGCGATTGCAGCAGGCTCAGGGTTTGCTGGCTATATGGGGGGAGGTTTTGTTGGCAATAAGGTAGGCGGACAAGCTGGGGAGCTTGCTGGGGCAGGCATCGGTATGGGGCTGGGCGCAACGACTGGCGCAATAATTGGGTCGATGGTTTTTCCCGGACCCGGAACCCTGGTCGGGGCAATCGGCGGCACAATTATTGGCGGTATCGCGGGCGTACTTGGGGCACAAAGCGCACATAATGATATTCGAAAAGCGGCGCAACAGGCGGCACAAAGCGCCATAGACGGCTTGCGTCAAGGACTTGGAATAGACCTTGCTCAGGGCAGGAACATGCAGGCATACTCCAGTACGGTGAAACAACTCAACGTCCTTATGGGAGAACGAAAAGACCTTCTTGGGGAGGAAGTTAACGCAGATGGCGAATACGTTCGTCTGTGGTATGAGCGGCATAAGCTTCAACAAGAATCCGCAATAGCAATGGACTTTTTGAACGAAAACCTTGATCATTTACAAGACGCTTCAGGCTTAAGCAGCGCAAAACTACTAAACCTTGCCGACATCATGGGGGTCGACTTAACGACATCCATTGGGAGCATGGTGGATACGCTGAAAGCGCTCGGCGTTTTAGCTGATCGGGATTTCACAAGAGCTGGAGTGTTCGACAACAACTACAAGATTCTCGAAGAGAATCTGTACGGTAAGGGTTCATTCTTTGAGCAACAGATCGTTGCCCCGGAAATGCTTGACACAGTCAATGCCTTCGGTAACACCTTAAAACCAATTTTTGATGCCGGAGGAACGCCAGATTCTGGGCAAGTACGCGGAATGTTTGATTCCATTATCGCTTATGCACAGACAAAGTTCGGTGTTGACGGTGGGGCTGCGTTGGCTTGGACAATCAAGGAAGTCATACCTCAACTCAACGAACAAATGAACACGGACTATTGGTCGCAGCTCCTTCCAGACCTTGAACGCACGTTTATAGACATTACAAGCCCAGAGGGCAAGTCGGGCAAGGCGCTGTACGCAGCAATCTATGATGCGTTCCAGTACCATGAGGGAGAACTGACTAGCCCAACAGAACAGAAAGTATTGGCTGACGCTGAATTTGTTGAACAGTGGGCAAAGCTTGGTGACGTTCCAATTGAAGACTTCGGAAGGGTGCTCGGGTCGATGCTCGAAAGATGGTCAGACTCGACCGCAATTGACCGTATGGCAATGTTCAACGACTCTGTTGCCAACCTTTCTTCTGCCTTCGATGTCCTCATCGGCAAGATTTATTCGTTCCTTGGCATTCCGAACCCGAGCAAGCCCAAACCGGAGTCGAGAACGAGTGAGCGGAAACCGGGCGGTCCGGTAAAAACTCGTAGGAGATGGATAGAGGGAGATAGGGATTCTCCGTTCTCACCAAACTATGTGGGCCCAACTGGCTCGACAGGTACCACAAGCGTCCAAGGTGGCGACACCAACGTAAGGACGAGCATCACAAACCACAACACATTCGATGATCTTGACGCTTTTATCAAATTGATAGCCGAACAGGCCGGAGACGCAACAAGGAATGCAGCGCAACGCCGTGCAGAAGCACTGGCCTCGTGGAACGAATAGGAAGGAGCCGCGCCGATGCCACTCATCAACTTTTACGTAAGGCAAGCCTTCGAAACCATAAGCCGCACAGGCTCAACAGTGAATATCATCGCGTTGCCGCAGCGCGCAAAACTCAAACAGCTCGCAGCACCAAACAAAAGCATCACATTTCCCTTCGGACCGCAAGACATCCAATACGACAGCTACGGACTCGAATACGCAACAGTCGACAGGCCAGGAACGAAACCCCTACTCGAAGCAACAACAAAGAAACTTCGCCACGTTTCGATAACGGCGATGATTGCCAGGAGAGAAGACAGCGGCCGTTCGTCAATCCAATCCACACTCGACACTTTGGAAGCCATAGCATCTGACGACGTTGACTGCCAATTCACCTACGGCGTCACCACCCTGCCATACCGCGTTCGTGTCGTGTCGTTCGGATACACAACAGTACGCCGCGACCATGACGGAAACATTACACAAGCAGAAGCAGCCATTGAGCTTCGTGAAATCATCAACTTCTCCCAGTCGGTTGTGACGCTAGATGCAATTCAGTACCCGCCAACACCCATAGCAACAACAGATAAGTCAACGGGCTCCCCTGGCGATCCAGGGGACGACCCCGTAGACGAAGATAACGGTGTTAACATTATCGTACCCGACGCGTGGGAGGGCCCGTCACAGCCACTTTTCCCACCAATAGATGGAAAACTTTACTACTAGCTATGTCTATTTCTAAAGTGATCGTTGGCGAAATTGGTGGAAAAAACGACGAAGTCCAAGAATCCATTCTTTCCCTATCCACAAGCCTCACAACAGACCTCACCTCCGAAATCAAATTCACGATCTTCGATCCAGGGTTTAAAATGGTGAACGCTGGCTACTTCCTGATCCGTCGACCCGTCGCATATGCTGGCCTGAATTTCGAAATCAGTTCAGTTGAAGTCGACCGCAAACCGAAAACCCCCGACACGGTCAAACTGTTTGCGCGAGGTGCCGCCGTACAGAAAATGAAACGAGACAAGGGCTCAACAAACTTCGGAAAGATATCCCCATCCACATTTGCTCAACAGAAAGCGACAGAATTCGGCATCGGAATTTTCGCCGAAGGGTCAGCAGCGAAAGCAGCCATTACGAGAACCCACGACGAAAACTCAGACGAATCCACGTGGGACGTCATGAACCGTCTCGCTGGCGACAACGAGTTCATCACGTTTGAAACGGACGGAATCCTTTACTTCGCGTCTGAAAAGTTCATCATCGAAAACCAGACCGGCATCGCCTTTAATCCGTTTACACAAAGCGAAGGTGATGCTTGGTATGTCCACGAGTTTCGTGCGCACAGGTCTGACGATGAGCCAATGGGGTTCGACATCGACTTCTCTGTAAATAGAACAAACGGCAAGCAGTTGAGGCCAGGGATGGTTGTCCGGTTCAACGGACTAAAGACTTACGACAAGCCAGCAATGATTACGTCTGTAGAATGGGACGAAGTTGGGTTTGACGACGGACTCGGCGACGCTAAACCTGATCCTGTTCGTGTGAATGCCCGCACACCTGAAGACAATGAGGATGTTGGTGCGGAGACGAAGTCGCAGAAGACGGGTAGCCGTGGCGACGACGTGTTGAGGCTTCAGCAGGCTTTGGCATCTGCTGGGTATAGTCCAGGGCCTCTCGATGGTATTTTTGGTCCGAAGACAAGAGCTGCTGTGGAGCGTTTTCAGGCTGACAAAGAGTTGCCGGTCACGGGCATTGCCGACCCGGCAACATGGGAAGCACTTGGGGTGGTGACGGGCGCAACGCTGGCCGCGACGCAAAGCTCTACGACACTGAACGCGGCGCAACGCGAGGCGGCACGAGCTTCGTGGGACGAATAGGTACCGACAATGACTAACCGATCTACATTCTCCAAATCATCATCAAGATATCGGCCCCCTGCTGGCGTATATGCGGCACAGGTGTCACAAGTCGACGGCTTGAATGTGTACATCACTGTGCCTCGGCTTACGAAAGAATTCGAGCACGGCCCAATTGTTTATACCGGGACAGTGCCGACGGTAGGCGACTTTTGCTTTGCCCACTTCCTCGAAGGACGTCAAGATGATGTCGTTGTCATCTTCCCTGGAGGTGGCGGGAGTGCAGGCCCGATCGAGCCAACATTCTTTGTATGCGCCGACTCTGAAAGACAGGGACTTCAGGCAGTGGCCGACTATGTTTCCCCAGCCGCAGCGAACCAGACAATCCACGACGCGTGCCTTGCCCTTCCCTCGGGAGGCGGAAAGGTGCAGTTGAGTGCGGGCAGGTTCATCCTGTCTCCCCCAACTGCTGGCACTGTCAACGAATACATTTCTTTGTACGATAACAGCACACTGGAAGGCGTTGGGGGTGCTACGATCCTTGAAGTCAATCCGCTGGCATCCGGATGGCAATACGGCATATATATGGCAAACTATTCGCAAGTAAAGAACCTGACTATTGATTTCACGAACGCAGCAAATCCTGGTTGCTACGGCATTTATGCTGACGGGAATAACGGACTTATCGAGAACGTCACCTTCATCGGAATGGACGCGGCGGACCAGGAAGACCTCTATTACGCATTGGTTGACTGGGGTTCTAAAGCCGTGAATTGCCGCTTCCTCAACCTATCCGGACAGGTATCGCCGCCATCAACATAATGTCACGAATCATCATTGTTTCCAAAGGCGGATACGACTCCGCACTTCTTGAATATGGGGAAGTCGTTGTCTCTCCAGCCGTGCTTATGGATCATTCCGACGGCAAGAGGCTCGGTCGGAAACATTTGGGCATTTTGCGTGCAATGGTTGCTGCCGTGGAAGAAGCGGACCCTGGAGACCTCATTATGCAAGACGACATGTTCCTTGCTTCAGACCCTTTCAGGGAAGTTGCGCCGCTAGGGACGATCCGCACTTTGAACGAGCCGACCGCCGGAGGGCGACACTTCTGCCCACGCGCCTTCATCATTTCTGATGAAGAGATTAAGGTAGAGCTGTTGGAAATGTGGAGAATCGAAGAGTTGCGTTCCTGTTTGGCTTGGAGCGGAATAGAAAAGGTGTACGACTATACCCCTGCTTTCCACACGGGGGTAGCCTCTCATGGCTAACTACGGTTTACATATGTGGGAAGGTAGCGCTGAGGGATGCTATTTTGAAGCGGGTGTCGAGGACCCATGTTCCGGGGTCCCAGCTTTTGACACTATCGGCATTTACACAGAAGGCGACGAAATCCTTGTGGATGGGAACAAATCCCAATATGCGCACTTCATATTTTCTGGCACAAACAACATAGTCGCGTCGAACAACCATATGCGTGGTGCCACCACTATCATCGACTATTGCTATAGCGTGACGCTTTCGGGGAACCATTTCGAGGGACTCAAGTACGCTGCGGGCGAGCATCCGTCCAATGTCGGGATTGTGGATAGCAGCGTAAACGTCGACATATCTGGAAACACGTTCTTTAACTACGGCACTTCGCTGGTATTCCATTGGAATTCCTATAACAACGAGTTTACGATTGTTGGCAACCAGTTTTCTGGTAGTGATGGCATTTTGATGAACGGTCCGTGGGACAAGACTTCGTTTCGGCTTGAAGGGTTTGTCATTAGCGGTAACGAAATGACGAACAAGTGGACTAGCGAATCCAGTCCACGAATCAATCTTGGCGGTTTCGGGTACGATGCCGAAGTTTCTCACGGGGTAATTTCGAATAACTCTATAGCGAACAACTTCGAACCAGAATCACTCATCACTATAACGAATAGAGAAAACTCTTCCGATGGTGGAGTCAGGATTTCTGATAACACTTTGCACGGAACGGGGTCGCCGCGTCCGACTGCTATTACGATCTACGCCGAAGTGGGTTTCGGAGAGGGAGTTGGGCAAAACTATGTCATTTCGAACAACGACTGTGCCGGAACGGAAGGAATCGTTATTTGGGGTGGCCAATCGGCACAGATAACAGACAACATTTTTCCCCAACCCATTGGTACTGACGAATACTATGCAGACCAAGTCATTGGCCAGATCGTCGCATGGGGGCAGGACTTCGCTCTAGTCAAAAACAACCACATATCTATCGGAAACAAAACAAACTCCCGCTACGGAGAGACTGCCGTCATTCGCGTCAATGCCAACAAGGGCGTCATTTCTGGCAACACGATAGAAGGCCACATCATTACTGACGAGTGGGAGAGTACAGTAATTGATACTGCAATAAGGCTACAGAACGGCGCATACACCATCACCGACAACCACTACCTGGGTGTCGGGGAGCGCTGGGCAGCGACGAAAGACAGGCTATGCAACGGACTTGTCGTCACCGGAGCCGATTCGGTAGTCGGCACAAACGGAATGAACATGGACTTCTCCGGCGCAACAAACGTCACCTACCTCGACTCCAAAGAAATCATGGCGTCGAAGGAAGGCACTATCGGCGTAACGGGTGGAGCCCTCAGGGTTCCATTCCGACAGAACGCAAAGATTATCTCCGTGTCGGCAATGGTTGATACTGCACCAACAGGCGCTTCACTAATAGTTGACCTCATAGACAGTGCCGGGACAACAATGTTCACGACGCAACCGAACCGTCCAACTATCCTGGCAACACAAAACATGTCCGACGAAGAAGTACCCGATGTTACCGATGTCGACGCGAACTCTTACGTGATAGTGCAAGTAGACCAAATAGGGTCTACAGAACCAGGCCAAGACCTGACGGTACTTATTCGTTGGCACCCACGGTTCGAATGCGAGCCAGAAGAGTAAACATGAGTGCCCAAACGAATCAGGAGACTGCATGAATATAACAAAAAATCGCCCCACTGCCGACGAACTCGTCGCCGTATCGAACAAACCCAAAGCCAAGTGGGAAGGCATCCTGAAGGGGTCCGATGTCTTCATATCGGCGCGTGACGACGACGACGCGTTGATCGGGTTCGTGCACGGGCATGGTGACTCTGAGTCGTGGACGTTGGAACGGATTTGGGTCGCGACGGACTACCGTGGGCAAGGTATTGGGAGGGCGATGCGGATTCGCTGTATCAAGGAATGTGAGAAATTCACTGTCGGTAACGGCGTGATTCGCGGATTTTCGACCGATGAGGCGGCACCGTTTTGGGATGCTTTCGAAGATACCAAAGTGAAGAAGGGTTTCATTGGTGAACGCCACATTAGGGGAACTCCTAAGAGGTGACCTATTTCTTCAATATTGTAGTCGACGGGGTTCTCTGAAACTGGTGTCCATCGTTTAGAATCAGTCGATATGGCGAAAATTAATCTGCAAAGCAACGTCCCCCTCGGGACGCTAGATGCCGACATCAACGATGTCGTAACGTCTCTTGATGTTGGTGCGGGGGAGGGGGCGTCTTTTCCTGCGGCCCCGTTCGTTATCGGCGTCAACGGTGAGGCGATGCTGGTTACGGTCAAGTCGACGGATACGTTTACGGTTACGCGCGGGTTTGAGTCGACGACAGCAGCTTCACATACGGCGGCTGATACGGTGACTCATGTTCATACGCATAGGAATCTGTTGCCGCGTGACGACACTTCCGGCAGTTATCTTCTGGAGACAGACCTGGATTTGAATGGGTTCGAAATTGTTGGTCTCTCGGATTTGCGTCCGACAGGTGGGGCCACCGGGGAACGGCTCGCCAAGGTATCTGCCACCGATCATGACACCGAATGGGTAGACCCGTCACTAGAGCTTGGTGGCTTGCAGGATGTAGACCTCGTTACCACAACACCGTCTACGGGGGAAGTCATAGAGTTCCTTGGTTCGTCCCATGTGCAACTCGACCGCAGCGGCTGGACCTGTGACGCTTCGAGCTTCAGGTTTGGCACTATCTGCGCCGACGTTATCAACGACGACCCAGAACGCTGGTTGAGTGATTCGGGGGGGACACAGTGGTGGAAAGTTGACCTCCAGACACCACAGAAGGTGAACCGTTTCAGGTATGAGAATTCCGGGTCACCCTATGGCTCCAATGGGGGCAACCCGATTCTCATCCAGTCCTCTGATGACGATTCGGATTGGACGACGAGGTACACCATAAACAGCCCGGTGTACAGCACGGACTATGTGCAGGCGATATCCGAAGTAACGGCACGTTATTGGCGGTGCTATCGGGTTGGTACCATGGGCATCGACGAGTTCTATCTGTACTTCACCACCGACACTTGGGCCAACCGGCCACCGTCACCCCTGACTACGAAGGGCGACGTGTACGGGTATGACACGGGTGATGCTCGGCTACCTGTCGGCACGGATACACACGTTCTGACTGCCGATTCTGCTCAAGCGTTGGGTGTCAAGTGGGCTGCTGCTCCTGTTGGAGCCTTTCCCCTGTCCGGACATTGGACATTTCGTACAGACACCGGGTCTTCGCCAACTAGCGGCAGGCTTCATATGGATAACGTTACGACAGCGTCCGTAACGAACCTTTACGTCCACGAGCTTGACATTGAGGGTGCTGATCGTACTCTGATTTTGGGTGAGCTTGCTGACGGACAGAATGTGTATGTTTGGGATTCTTCTAGCGCAGGGGATGTTGTTCATTTCCTGGTAGATGATGCGCCGTCTGTTGCTTCGAACGTCTGGACGATTCCGGTAAGATATGTTCTTGCTGACGGAACCACGCCTTGGTCTCAGGACACTGCTGTGGCGTTTGCGTTCGTCGGAGACGACCCGCACTCGGCGGTTAAAACCCTAACTCTCATGCTTGGAGGTATGTGATGGCCGAAGCATTCAAAGTACTTGGACAGTCAACCCCGTCAGCGACCACACTCACTGACGTCTATACGGTTCCGTCTGTCACGTCGGCTGTCGTTTCGACGATCACGGTATGTAACAGGTCGGGGACAGCTACGTCGTTTCGCATTTCTGTGGCCCCTACTGGTGCTGCCGACACGGATGCCCATTACTTGTATTATGACGTTGCGATTGAGGGCAATGATACGTTTGCGGCGACTCTTGGGTTGACGCTTGCTACTACTGATAAGGTTCGGGTTTATGCGACGTTGGCGACGTTGTCGTTTTCTGTGTTTGGGTCGGAGGTTACCTAAATGGCGCAGAAGTTTACTAGGACCGGATTCGCTCTCGGCGTTGAAGCCGACATTTCTAGAGAAACTACTTGGGCCGACTCGACCAATCCCCTAACCGTAACAACAGGCACTTTGCATCGGATTTATGCTACATATGATCGCAGCATCTCTAGTGTCCACGCCTCCGTATCCGTACCCAACTCAGGCGGCACAACAACTTTCGATATTAAAACGGACGGCACCACCATACTTTCATCCGACCTCACAATTGCCGACACGAATTACGAATCAACGGTAGTTACTCCCACAACAACCGATTGGGATGATGGCTCATATTTGACTGTAGAGATAACTGGCGTCACAGGTGGAGCAGGGATGGCTACCGTAGCGATTGAGTGGAGTAGGAGATAAGGACATGGCCCTTTTGTATTTTGACAATTTCGATGATGGCTTGAAGCTCTTTCGGGGTTTGACCAATAATAGTGCCGACTTCAACACAAGCCATGGGCGTAACGGTGGTATTGGTTTTAGGGCAGGCGATCAGTACAACGATAACGTGAGGGTTGATGTTGTTCCGGGTGATGACACAATAATCTTGGGGTTCTGGCACAGAATCTTTAGTGGTCCAGAGGGTGATGTTCTGGCTAGTTCGCTTGATTTTACTTCGACCGATAATGGTCAGCAACGAAATCTGATTTGTAATGGCAATACGGTATCCACAGCTTTAGGGCTTTTTGATTACCCTGTATGGGAATGGGTGGAACTCAAGATTTACTATCATGCTTCTGCTGGGACTATGGAGATTAGACGTAATGGCGCAACCGTTGCGTCTGACACCGGATTGGATACAGGCACCATGCCTGATCCGTTTTACATTACTTATGGCATCACTGGCTCTGCTGGTGTTAATGGCGTAAGCTTTACGACCCTTTACATATGCGATGGTACGGGTTCCTACAACAATGATTTCCTTGGTGAAGTTGAGATAGTGACCCTGTATCCCTCTGGAAACGGGAATTCTTCTGGCATGGTGGGGTCGGATGCCGACCAGACGGACAACTATTTGCTTGTAGATGAGGTTGGCGATCCATCAAGCACTGATTATGTGGGGTCTTCAACAGAGGGCGATAAAGACACCTACGCAATGGATGATTTAACTGGATCACCCGACATCCTTGCAGTACGAGTTTCGCTATTTGCGGGGAATGACGACGCAGGCACCAAATACATACGTCCTCTTGTGCGTACAGCATCAACCGATTATGCCGGTACGTCTGTTCCCCTATCTACCGAATATGCGGGAGTGGATGGGTTGTATGAAGAGAATCCAAATTCTTCAGCAGCATGGACGGCGAGCCAAGTAAATAGCATAGAGGTTGGTCAGGAAGTTAGGGACTCATGACTGAGGCACGATCAGCACGAACATCTGTACAAACTGTTGGTTCCTTCTCAGATGTAGAGGCCACTTCAGCACGAACATCTGTACAAACTGTTGGTTCCTTCTCAGATGTAGGGGCCACTTCAGCACGGACGTCCGTGATGGTAATTTATCGACCTCCCCCTATCAAGCCGCTCGGGCCATGGGATATCATACCTATTTGAAGGATGATCTATGACTTGGGTGCCCGTTTTAGCACCACCATTAGGCGGATTCCTTCAAGAAGATTCTGACCTTACACAAAACGTAATCCTTGGTCTGCTTGACGCGTCCCCGACCTTATATCAGCCGCAAGTAAACCTGTCGATCGCTTTCGGCCTGCTAGACGCGTCGCCAACAATTCACGAACCGACACAGCTATGGAGAACGGTCGACGTTCCGACAATCGGTGCCGACACAACCATCTTTGCGCCATCCTTTGACATCACGGTCAATCCGCCACTCCTCGACGGAGCGGCGACATTCTACGAACCAACAATGGTCCCAGGCCAGGTCGCCGTCGTTGCCTCCCTCATCGCATCGGCACACGTCGTGCACGAACCAACCTTCGTTCCGGGCTCCGTCACTATCGTCGTTGACTACTTGGCTGCGGCGTCGATCGTCTATGCCCCCACGTTTGACATAACAATCGACCCACCACTTCTTTCCACAACAGCAACCGTTTACCAGCCGACAGCGCTGAAGTCTGACTATCCAATCGTCGTTTCGCTACTTAATGCATCAGCAACGGTTTATACACCAAGCACGTCTATCGAGATCGCCCCACCACTCGTTGCACCCACGATCACGCTGTACCAACCAACGCTTGTTCCGGGATCGGTTACGATCACCGTTCCGCTGATAGATGGTTCAGCAACTTTCTACGATCCGGTTATCCAATCCGGTACGTTCACTGTCGTCGTTCCGTTCCTCGACTTGAACATAACACCAGACACGCCAACGCTTGTGCAGGAACAGTTCATCCTTCCGGTACTGATCAACGCTTCCGCAACGCTATTCCAGCCGACAGCTATCCGGGATGCGTTTTTGGACATTCCGTGGATTGCCGCATCGACACAAGTATTCCAGCCAATAGCTGCAACTTCCGTGAACGTCACAATGGCCCTCATCTCGACGCCAGCTACGATACGTCAGCCAACTGCCATCAAGCTGCCATACAACGTCGTCACTCCGCCTGTGGGGCCCTCAGCGCTCGTTTACGAGCCTTCTACGTCAACTACGTACAACGTTACCCCTGCGTTGCTCGACGCTTCTGCGGCGATCCTAACGCCACTAATTGATACAACAATCGACGTGCCAATCCAGCTTCTCGACGCGAACCCGACCATTCACGACCCAACAATGGATCAATTCAATGTCATCATCGTACCGTGGCTTAACGTCGGCACCCAATACCACACACCAATAATGGCAGCTGGAGACGTAACTGTCACACCTCCGTTGATCTCGGCAGAAACTGTCGTACATCAACCGACAATACAAACAAGCCTGAATGTAGCGATGCCCTTCATCTCAACAGAGACAACACTGTCCGAACCGACGTTCGCTCTATCCGTAACAATCGACACAGAGTTCATCAACAATGCACCAACCGTGTATACGCCGACCACCGATGCGGAAGACCTCACTACGGGTTGGTATGTCGGGTTTATTCCCATTTCTGGCGAAATTTGGGTAGAGGGAGAGATTTGGGCACCGTACCTGGCTTCGCTCGCAACGATTTTTGCCCCATCTGTATTTGCAGTTGTAACACAGCCCATCTCGGCACCGCACCTGGCTTCACTTGCGACGATTCTTGTCCCATCTGTAGTTGCAGTCGTGACACAATTTATCTCGGCGTCACATCTAGCCGTAACACCACTAGTACATGCTCCCGTCGTTGGCGGACCGTCGACACAGGCTATTGCTCCACCAAGAATCGTGGTGCCCGTTTTGACTTATTTGCCAACCATCAGCCAGTCGGGTGGAAGTCCGGATTGGCCAGACGCCTTCATGTCTTACCCCGCACAAACAGCTCCGATTGTTTTGGACGGGGAATCCGACGTGACGATTGAATACCTCTCTTTCGAAAATTTCTACCGATCAACCGGGCGACCAATCACGCTCTACAATTGCGACAACATCACCATTCGCCGCATCGACACACGTGGCTGCACTATGGGGCTGGTTTTTGCACTCGAATGTACCAACCTCACCATCGAGTACTGTCGCGCCGAAAACATAGCTGAAGAGTTCAGGGGCCAAACGCTCAACGTCGACTTTTCAAACGAGAACGACTGCAACTTCTACCAGCTCGACAAGTGCGACGGATTCTTGACCCACCATCTCAAAGGAAGGTACGGTAATACCGAAGACGTTTTCTCTCACTATATGTCGAAAAATGGCAACGTAAACGATATCCAGTGGGAAGGTGGAATTTCTGAAAACCAACCGACTTCAGATGGCTCCCCCTCTACTCCCTGGACCTCGGACTCCAACACAGGCCTGATTCTTGGCGACGGAGACGGAGACAATGTAACAGTCACGAACTCCACGTTCCTCAACCCAGGACAGGTCGGGCTGGCAATTGCGGGAGGAGGAAACAACACGTTTGACAACTGCGTTGTGTATCACGAAAACACGAACCAGCCAATAAACACCGCAGCCTACGTCTGGGGTCAGTACTCGTACTGTTCGAACCACGCCATGACTAATTGTCGTGGCGAATTTGAGCAACACGGTGGATTCTGGAACGGCGGGAACTGCGGAACCGTGAACACAAACGGATCAAATTTTGAGGACAGCAGCCTCAACAAGGAGGATTACCGAGTTACGTTGTGAACTAACCCACGCTCGCTCACCCTTGGACTAATCTGTAAGCGCATGAGAGTACTGTCATATCCGTTTCGGTTTAACCCAGGGCAACCTAACCAGTTCGTCACAGTTGAACACGAAAGCAACGACTACAAGGCCCAACAGGTGTCATCGTTTATGCGTACACATCGCGGAGAGCGCCCCATATATCAAGACTTCGGGATCGAAGACCCAACGTTTGGCTCTGGCACAAAGACGCCACAGTTCGACGACACCACCTTCGCTTCCGAATTCTCAACCTTCTACGACAACATCATGCTTACTAGAATCAACATCATCGCATCCGAAGGTGCGTTGAACCAAATTCAGATAGAGTTTGAATAGAGGCAACCGTGACATCACCAGACTGGTCGGAATATGTTGACCTCACCGTCTACGACCAAGACGCAACCGAACTCTTCAACGAAGCAATCGACTACGGCATTGACACACTCCCAGAATGGGCCCCACAGTCGGGAAACATCGAAGTTGTTGTGCTCGAAGCAATAGCAACGCAGGCGTCAAACGTTGCAACAGCCGCAAACCGTGTCCCAGGAGCAGTAATGGAGACACTGCTTTTACTATATGACATTGAGCGAAACGACGGAACAAAAGCAACGGCGACTGTCGACGTCACGATGATCAACGATACCGGATACGTCGTCCCGGCTGATACATATTTTGCGTACTTTCCGGCAGGAAACGGGCAACCGCTGGTGTACTCGCTTGATGAAGACATCACAATCGCAGCAGGTGGATCAACGGGACAAGGACAAATCACGGCACTTGAGGTCGGAACAGAATACAACGACCCGTCCATCGGGGCGACGCTCCAAATCCTTTCGACAATGCCATATCTCCTTTCGTCCACCTTGAACACACAACCAGAAGGCGGCACGGAACCAGAAACAGACGAAGAGTTTTTTGCTCGTGCAACAACAACTTTACGTTCGTACTCAGCCGCATTAACGACAGCGGTACAGATTGAGAGCTGGGTTCTCGTTACCTATCCGAACGACGTGTATCGGGCCAAAGCTTACGACAGGCGCAGAAAATCTGATCGAGATAACACCAGCCCGACATTCGACCTCCACGACGGGTATGCACTTGTAGTGGTTGCCGGATTTAACGCAACGATCACGGATACCAGTGATGTTCTACTAGCTGTTGGTGAACTTGACATCATTTCGACAGCACTTGACGCAAAAACAAATGTCGGTCTTGTTACCGAACTGGTAAACGCCGAACTCGTTGACGTCAACGTAGAGATTACCGTCATGCCCTACATCGGATACACAACAACTCAAGTTCAGCTTGCGATCGACGCTGCATTTGACGAATACTTCAGCCCGAACAACTGGAACTGGGCTGACACGATCAGAGAAACAGAGATCATCGCCCTTGTCGACAACGTTGAAGGCGTCGACTACGTAGATCAGGTGATTTCTGTCTCGACAGCATCGGCGAATGCAACCGTAACTGGCAATGACATGGCATTCCATCTCCTTGGTTCCCTCCCTGTTTCTACAACCCACATTGTCAACGTACTTTCACCGTCGTAATGACTGCAACAAACCTGTTAGCCATAAATACTGCCAAGATGCTTACGGGCATTGGCGGATGGAGTCCAGTCACTAACTGTACTCTGTCCCACTCTGTTCACGGTTCACCATGGACGGTCGTGCTAGGTGGCGACGTGTACCAAAACGGTATGCAGGCAAAGGCAACGGGTGCGGGCAATATCGAATATGAGACCGAAGATTTCCGCGTCAATGTGGGTTCGGTTTACAAGTCAACTATTTGGCTAGGGATGATAACGGGAAGAACGTCTCGGCTCGGTATCCGTTTTTACGACATTGACAGCATCCTTTTGCTCAACGATTACAACGAGATAGCGACATTCGAGGATAACGAGTGGGGTGGAATTGGTTTTGCTGAGATCGCGCCAGAAAACGCTTATTACGCAAGGCTGTATTCAAGGAGCGACGGGCTTGCAATAGATGAAGTAATTGGCGTTTCTCGACCGGCAGTGTTCGAGGACAGCGACATCTACTCTGACTTCATGTCATATACGTTGAAATATGTGCCACAATTCATGATTGACGATGATTTCGCTCAGGACAAAACTGGCAACCCAGGCGTCCCATCTCCGCTAGTTCGATACATGTCTATGGGGACATATCCGTTGAGCCTTATTCATGACACGATTCAGGCATGGGATTACGTTCGCCCTGTTGATTCAATTGACGGGCAAGCAGATTTGTCCACCCTTGCAGACCCGTTTGCTGCGGAATCGGCATGGTTGCCGTGGCTTGCACAAACGATGGGGGTATCCCTCGACACAATTCCGTCAGGTGGGCGGTCGCCGTGGCTTGCGTTCGAAACGGCAGGCATCGACACGTGGGTTGAGTGGGAGGAAGACGTTGACCCTCTTTCAATTCCGGGCGTATCTGACACCGAATGGGTAGATATCGAAACATTCTCCCCAGATTTTTTTAACGTAGACGTAGCGAGACGTCTCCAGATCGCATCCGGATTCAATGGCATTCTTGGTGGAACAGCAGAATCCATCTCTATCTATGTGTCGGCGTTGCTGAACACCGAATCAGACAATCCGTTCGTGTACGTAGTGAAGCATTACGCAACGAATCCCTATCGGGTGCTCGTCGCGACGCTGGGTATCGAAGACCCTGACCCTGATGGCGACATGCTCGAACGGGCAATCGAAGCAGCGACACCAGCCGGAACGGACGTGACAACGAAACACGGCGTCTATGTGACGGCACGCAGCTACTACGCCACCGACGATTTCTTTTCCAACATGTGGACAGACCTGCCATTCGCCGCTAGCCGTCTCCCGATCCGAATGGTGGAAAATGGCGCAGCCAGCGGGCAGTCACTCGTAACCGCAAGCGTCACCGGATCGCTCGAACCGTTTTATGGATCAGGTGTCGGACTCGCACGCTGGTACGAAGGCTATTCTCTGTACTCGGGAGCTGTCCAGCTACGAACCGAACCGCACTCGTCGTTTAACGTACTTGGCGACATGAGTTTCAGGGTGCTCGTATCGAACGTATCTCTACCAGCTACAGGCAACACGCTCCTCATCGGAGGGTCGGAAGACAAGTGGAATCTTCAAGTCGACGACGCCGGGACCCTCATCTTCAACTGGGAAAACAGCGGAAGCAATCAAATCTCGTCTGACACTGTAGTTAACTTCGGCAATGCCGATACGCGTCCATTTTGGCTCCGCGTCGACCTGGACGTCAACAACGGCGCAAGCGGACACGACGTTTACTTCTATACGTCACCAAGCCTCTACTCGGAAGTTTGGGACCAGGTCGGTACAACCATCACGACAGGAGCTGTAACAGCAATCGACACGTCGGCTAACGCAAACCTGTACCTGCTCGACGACACCACGACATCCGACGCCTCTCTAACGACAATTGTGTACCGCGCCATCCTGTACGATGACCTCACTGGAAGTATCGCAAACGACATCAACTTGACCGGCGAGTTCACACATAGCGCAGACCTCATCAACACCAATACAAGGTTTTTCCGCCTGCCCATTTCAAACATTCAGGTATTCGTCGAGCCAGCAACAGTGGGCGCTACGAATCTTGTTGAATCGGATTGGGTTGCGAACAATCACGCATTCCGTGACGATTATTGGTATTTCGGACATTCGCCCTTTAGTTTCAGTGGCGGAACAGCCTCTCTCGGCGACACGCTTGTAGTAACCGATTTGCCGTCCGATACCTATGACTGGACTGTCACGCTGGCAGATGGCACGACAGACGCCGGATCAACGGGAACGGTTACAAGCATCACGTTCGATGCTGACGATCATGGCGGACAATCCATTCTGAACATCGCTGTGCGCGAAGATACCGGACAAACCCTTCAGGCGTTTTTCACTCCAGATATGCTCTCGGGAAACACCCTTGTGGCTGTCGACGGACAAAGCAGAACGTGGACGCTTACTCGCGCATTCGAAACGTCGGAGTATTACGAATTTTCCGAATTTGTGGATCGGCCACACCTGCAAGCATCTGGCGGAGACGGGGTGTTTACTTCAGGTCAATACTTCGACGCTGAAGAGCCGATTACTGTTGGTATTGTTGCGCGACGTTTTTGGTCAACCGCAGGTATCACCGACATCGTGGATCACACTTTTACGGGCACGGCTACAACGGGTTGGAAGATTCGATATAACGGTACCGATATCGAGGCAATCGTTGAGGGCGACCCAGGAAACGTGACGCTGTCTTATAACGAATCGGCGACTGCTCTTGGGGAGTTCAACTTGATCACGCTTCGTCGAGATATTCAATCTGGGCTTATTTCGTTGTGGATCAATGAGACGAAAGAAGACGAGATTGCTGATCCGTGGCTTGATGCCGGATTGTTTGATCCGGCAGACATTGGGAATACGGGAACGTTTGGTGATTCTTCTGCGGTCAATAAGTTCGATATGCGCTACTTCGGTATCTTCGATCGTTCTCTTTCTGATGACGATATCTTGTACCTGACAAACGAAATGGGACGTCTCGTTCCGTTGCTGCCACAGGCACAGCAAACGATTAACGCACCAATCGTTGTGAGCGCACCTGTTGTTTACATCCCAGGATTCGATCTCGCCGATTGGGATATCTTGCCAGGAGTAATAACGGCAGGACCAACACTCCATGCGCCACAACTAAATATGAGCGTTCCAATGAATTTCTTGGCAACAACCGTGACGCTATATGCACCACAGATCAACAAAATCGTTCAGGCGGATTTCTTGGCAACAACTGTGACGCTGTATCAGCCAACCGTAGACCAACCGTAATACAATGCCCCCGAGGAGTTAGCACAACATGGCAGTTACCCAGACCGAAAGATTCGCGATTTACCGCTGGAGTTCCGGTGCCGATTCTTTTACTCGCGCTCAGCTCGATGCGAGTCACGCGAACCTTGAAGCGAAGGCTGCGGGCTACCATCAGGACACCTCTAGGCCAACCGCAGGACCCGAGTGGGAAGGGTTCATTTTCTTCAACACGTCCAACGATGGACTCGAATACTGTGACGGAACGGCGTGGTTTGGCCTCAACTCATACGGCTCCCCAACGACACAAGCATTCGACGATTCGGCGTCTGACGGTACGGCAACAACCGTTGCGAGATCAGACCACAAACACGGATACCCAGGCTTTGGCACGCCTATAGACGTTTCTACGTCGAACCAAAACGGTACCGCACCAACCGTTGCTCGCTCTGACCACCAACACGGGCTTGCCGACCTTGTCGTTTCTGGTGGAATTATCCAGGACGATTCAGTTAACACAGACTCGATTGTGGATGGGGCGGTTACCAAGATCAAGATGGCTGGTAACTCTGTTGGGTCTGCCCAAATCGAAACGAACGCGGTCACTGGTGCGGAGCTTGCAGGCGACTCTGTAACGTCGGCACACATCGTGAACGGCACTATTGCGGCGGTCGACATCGGTACGGGAGTTATCAACACATCTCACGTTGATTCGATTGATGCATCGAAGATTGACGGAACCGTGTCGTCGTCGCCAGATATTGATGCTTCTCAAGTTGTATCTGGCATTTTGACCGTAGCACGTATCCCGGACCTTGATGCAAACAAGATCACGGCAGGGACGCTTAGTTCGTCACGCATCCCGAACCTTCCCGCCTCGAAAATCACATCAGGGGTGTTTAATCCGTCCCGAATTCCTTCCCTCGCAGCATCAAAGATCACATCTGGCGACCTTGCCGACGCACGCGGACCAGAACGCATCAAGACAACGTTCGCAGGAGTAGAACGTCAAAGCAGAATCTACGTCAACACCAACGGTCCATCCGGAGGCCAAGCATACGACATCTGGATTGAGTGGTAAGCCATGGGCGACATCCATATCAATAATGGGTCGTGGCAATCAATCCAAAACCTTTACGTCAACGTTGGTTCCTGGAACGCTGCGAAACGCGCCTACATTCACAACGGCTCCGGTTGGGTGCTCGCTTGGGAAAACGAAATCACGGAAACGTTCGCGTTCTCCGCAGGACAGACATATCAGAACACCACGCTATGTACCACGAACCGATGCCACTGGACCCTTGTCGCCGGAGAACACCCTAGCCTCGACACAAACCACTTCGGTCTTTGGATTCCGGGCAACGGAAGCGCGTCGGGACAAACCATCGGAACAACTTTGAATGGCCGGACAATAGCCTCCCTCAAAGTAACCCTTGGATTGGGTTGGTCATATTCCGGTCGATACAACGGAGATGGAATCCCGTCAAGAGTCTCCCTCTGGGGAGCTGCATACAGTTCAATCCCGGGGTCCTTCTCGTCGGCAGGACTTACCTACCTGGGAACGCTTGCTTGGTACCCGGCCACATCCGACTACACCAGCGGGTTCGCAACCGTAACACAAGCACAGCTTGGCATTGATCCGCCAACGCAAGGAAACAGATATCCACAAGTTCGTGCAGACATCGACTTCACGTCACAACTATCCTCAACTGCAAGGACTAACTTAACGAACGGCTCTATCCAAAGTTTTGTGTTGAGCCAGTACAACTATCTCGGGGTGAAGCAAAACTACACCTACTACGCGTCTTATACCGAGCCAGGCGAGACGTACACAACTAGCGGCATTCCCGCTACGGGTGACGCAAACGCATTTAGAGTAAAAGTCACGCACACGGGATAGTTCGGAGAACACGATGGATGACGATTATGGGGACAGTATTTCCAAGGTCGATGAATTCGCTGCCGCCCAACTACGGGGCGAAGGCATCCTTGTCGGCTACGTGTTGATTGCTGAAGTTCTCGGCGAGAAAGGGCAGGAAGTGCGGCTCGTAGCTTCGGACGGAATGAGCCCGATTACTGCTCTCGGGATGGTAACGGCAGCACAGGGAATGATTGATCTTCCGTACGGCTTCGAGGACTAGGGGCTTGGCGCGTCAAGGTTGTCCTTGACCTCAAAAACCTCGATCTCGGAACGCCACTCACCAACGGGTGTAACTACGTACGCCTGAATCCGCCACTTTCCAGCCATGTCCAGGTCATCAATGATCGACACGTACTGGATAACTCCATCGACCCCGTCTGTCTCGAATGTAGCAGCCTTGTCAACGGTTGTGCCGTCTGGCTTCTCGAACCGGATTTCTGTAGTTGTTGCAGCAGAGATATTGACAGCGTCGTCGTACTCGTCCACGATTGTGGGACGGAATACTGTACCGATGTCATCTACTCGGATATCAGCATGGGCCATGGCGTGATGTTACTCCTTCATCGGTTCCGAACTAGGACACTCTCGGTGTGTGTTTGGGCAATGCCCATTGTCTTTTTGTAGTCTTGCCTGATGCCCATTCTGAACGCGACGATCTCAAGGGCTGCTTCTAGCGTAACCGCTGGGCCCCACACCGTGATGATGCCACCGATTGTCGGAACGTCGATTCCGCCACCCTGTCTCGGCTCGTGGATGGTCGGTGGCGTGTTGAGCAACGGAACCTGAATGTAAACTTCGCCTGTTGTGATGACGGGTTCGCGAACTTGCCCAACCTGAATGGTTGGTGGCGTGATTTGGAGCGCATCGAAGGATGGCGTGTGGACAGTCGGTGTTGCGTCGATCGAGGGGATTTGGACTGTAACAGTTGTAGTAATTGACGGTTCGTGAACTTGTCCGACATTGATCGTTGACGGCTCAACTGTTATAGAAGTACTGAGCGTCGGGTCGTACAGTGTCGCCGATACATCAACCACTTCGACCTCAACGGAAACCGTGGGTTGAAGCGTCGGATCATATAGCGTTGTAGTCGCGCCAACGAGCGGTACCGTGATGTTGTGCGTTGAGTAGACGACAAGGTCGAGAACTGTCGCAGAAGCATCCAGCAACGGAATGGCAATGGTGCCTGCCGTCGAGATTCCTGGGTCGTGCAGCGTCACTGACGCGTCGAGCAGGTTTACAAGAACGAACTGGTCTCCGATGACAACAGGTGTATGGAAAGTCGCAGAAGCATCCAGCAGGGGAACAACCACATCGACGATTGCATATACAGCGGGGTCGTGGATGGTCGCCGCGACGTCGATTGTTGGTGGTTCAATGGAGCTGGAAGCGTCGAGAGTTGGAGTGTAAACTGTTGGTGCGACATCAAGTAGCTCGACTGGTAGCGTCCTCCAGAGCTGTGTCGGCGAATGCAGTGTCGCGGACGCATCGAGGACGTCTGGGATGATGTAGGCCGCAGTGGTAAGTGTCGGATCGTAGAGGGCCGCTGATGCGTCAAGCAACCCAACAGATACAACCATGTTGACGGTCGGGTCGTACAGCGTTGCTGAAGCGTCAAAAACTGGCGGCTGTACCGTGATGTCAAACGCTGGTGCATGGATCGTGGCCGAAGCATCAAGCAACGGAACATGTAGGAGGTGGTAAATCTGTGTCGGTGGGTACAGCGTCGGAGATGCATCAATCGTTGCGAACTCGATTTCACGCTGAACAGACGGCAGGTAAACCTGACCAACCTGAATGACATCTGGTGTGATGTAATTCGTGAGAACAAGTGTCGGTTCGTGTAGTGTCGCCGAAGCGTTAAGTAAGTCGAGACTGACATTTTGGATAATGTTCGTCGGTGCGTGAAGCGTCGGCGACGCGTCGATGGACGGAACGACCACGTCGACCGTTGAGTAAACAACAAGGTCGTGCAGCGTCGGCGAGGCGTCAATTACTGGTGGAGCGACTGTGCCCGCGGTGTCGATCCCCGGCACGTGAATCGTTGCCGACACATCCAGCAAATCAACGAAGACGTACTGGTCGGTGAATATGACCGGATCATAGAAACTGGGCGACGCATCAAGGTGATCGACGTGAATAGTGGAATCTGTCGATGGTGTGTAGATCGTTGCAGAAGCGTCAAGCAACCCTACGGGTAGTGTTCTCCAAAGTTGTGCGGGCTCGTGAAGCGTTGCCGAAGCGTCCAACGTTGCAGGGGTGATCGCTGCTTGTACGGACGGCGAGTGCAGGGTTGCGGCAGCGTCGAGAACGGGAATGTATAGGAGGTGGTAAATCTGTGCTGGTGCGTGCAGGGTTGGTGACGCATCGAGGTGGTCGATCGGTGCGTCGATCGTTGCTGCCAGTGTCGGGTCGTAGAGAGTTGCTGATGCGTTGAGAACGTTCGGGTGAACGTTGCTGACCGTTGTTGGTGAGTGCAGCGTCGGTGTTGCGTTGATGACGTCCGCGAATGTGACTGCGTATGTTGGTGCGACAACTGGTTCGAGGACAGAGCCAACAGCGAGGAGCGGCATCGCGACGGCGACGGTGGCATAGAGTGTGGGATCAGAGACTGTCGCAGCAGCCGCCAAAAGCGGCACGACAACGGTGACCGCACCTCGCTGAATCTGGGGATCGTAGAATGTTGGTGCCGCGTCAAGGAGCGGCGGATCAATTTGTGACTGTTGTGTGGGTGCATAGACTGAAGTCGGATTCGACAGTAACGGAAAGTACAAAACGTGATAAAGCTGTGCGGGCTCGTGAAGCGTTGCCGAAGCGTCCAACGTTGCAGGGGTGATCGCTGCTTGTACGGACGGCGAATACAGGGTTGCGGCAGCATTGAGAACAGGAGGGTGCAGAACGTGGAATAGTTGTGACGGGGCGTGTACTGTTGGCGATGCATCAAGTAGTGGCACGGGCACGTCAACGGATAGAGCAAGGGTCGGCTCTCCTATGGACGGCGCTTGATCAATCCACGGAATATCGAGTATGTGGTAAAGCTGTACGGGTTCATGGACAGTACCGACGTTGAGAACAGGAATGTCGAGTATGTGGTAAAGCTGGGCGGGTTCGTGGATAGTTGGGGAAGCGCCTAGTAAGCCTGGTGTAACAAACTGCTCTTGAGCCAAGGTTGGTTGATGGATCGTTGGGGAAGCGTCTAGGAGGCCGACTGGCAGGGTTTGCCACAACTGTGTCGGCTGGTGAATCGTTGGGGACGCGTCAACGATTGGCGGCGTGATCGTGTTGATCGTGCCCAGGCTTGGTTCGTGAATGACAACACCGACATTGAGTACCGGAATCCGCAGAATGTGATAAAGCTGAACGGGTGCGCGGATAGTCGGGCCAACGTCAAGTAGTGGCGCAACAACGACAACCTGTCCTGGAGCCATCGTGGGTTCGTGAACCGTTGGCGATACGGCTACGAGCGGAATCGTTACATTGTACGATGCGGCGATGGTCGGCTGGTAGGGAGAAGCCGTCGAGTCGATGTGCGGCAGCGTGATGTCGTATGAAGCAGCAAGGGTCGGTTGCTCTACGGCGGCCGAAGTATCCAGCAATGGAATATGCAGAATGTGATTGATCTTTGTCGGTGCCCAAATGACCGGGTTCACCGTAAGGAGCGGGACCTCGACAATACCAGTAACGTCTACGGTTGGTTCGTAGAAAGAAGGCGACGCATCCAGTAGTGGTACGTGGATGTAGCTGTCGGCTTCGGGTGTGTGGAGGGCTGCCGACGCATCAAGGAGCGGCGGCGTGATCGTGGCTTCCGCCAGCGAGGTGGGTTCGTGAACAACAACACCCACGTTAAGGGTCGCGGGCGCGACGAAATCTGCCCTAAGGGGCCTTGGGAGGATGAACGGGATAGCGGTATTGGCCACGTATCCCGCCTAGCTAGTAGACGTGAACCTCAGGTGAGGGGCGAGTTGAAAGAAGCTCGAAGACTTATGCGTCTTCGGCAGGTACCTCTTCAAGTACTGGTGCTTCTTCTTCATCGTCTCCTGGCTCTTCCAAAAGCTTGCGGTTCTTGATCTGTGCGATCAAAAGTGACTGCCTGAGAAGAGAGTTTTCTCGTTGCAGGTCTGCCACAAGTTCTTGCAGGAACTCTTCCTGAGTTACTTCTACGTCTCGTGTAGTCATGGGTTGTTACCTCGTAGGTGTTAGCTGAACGTCCCACAGTATAGCAGCCCCTTGCGTCGTGCCTATCTTCTTTTTGCTTGTGATTTTGGTGCTTCCCTCGCGATTTCTTCTTATGACGTGAGTGTGTCGTCTGGTGTTATTGCTACTGCGGCTTCTGCTTCCTGTGTTTCGACACGCCAAACGATGTGCTTGATGTGCTCAATCAGTGCCGTCTTTGCATTTGCAGCCGATTCGTTCTCAACGGCGATGTTTGCTGCTGCGCAGAGGCCATGAATGACGCGGTCAAGCTGTTCTGCCGGAATTGTGAGTGTGATATCTGCCATTGGTTTCTCCTGTGTGTTTGCTGGTTTTGTCAAGCTCGAATCTCATACTTTTACGGAACCCAACTTGATCCGTTGTAGGACTTGAGAAGCCCTGTGTCCCAACTTGATCCGTTGTATACTTTCATGACCCCCGTATCCCAACTCGAACCGTTGTAGACGCTGGTGGCTGCCGCTGCTCCCTTGAACGTCGCAATAGCTGCGGCATGATACGAGGTAGCACCAGTCCATGAGAAGGAGGGATTCAGTGCCGTCGTCGCTGACGTAATCAGATAACCACCACCCATGTTCAGTGACGAACCGTTGAAAAGGTCTCCGTTCTTTGTGAAACTGGAATCTATCGAATACGTCTTATCGGGACCTGACCATTGGCCGTGAAACGCCACGGCAACCTCGTCGGCTTGTGTCAAAGTTCCGGTCGTTCCCGGCTGAAACGAAGAGAAGCTGCTCTCAGAATAAGCATTATTCACTTTGTCTAATGGTGACGTTATGGCTACGCCCGAAAATTCGTAACAGATGAGACCATATTCTTCATCACCACTATAGGTAAGCGTCACTGTTGACGATTCTGAAGCACCAGCAACTTTGTAGTAGATGTAGCGGTTCAAATAGCCCGGACCAGTCTCGCCCGATACGGCCGTTGACCAGCCGGACGGCGCTCCAGAACTGGTCGTGCCTCCCCACGACATAGCGACAAGCAACGAACCCTCTATTGGGGACGAATCGAATGTAATCGCAATCTCGTATGGAGAGCCGGGATAGTTCACCGTTGTTGTTTTTGCCTGAGTGAATGCAATAGCCATCAGCCACTCACCCGCCCAACTTTCGAGCCAACAGCCGATGCGTTCGTTCCCGGCTTTGTTCCGCCTGTGACGAACTTGCGCTGTCCCGGTGGTATCCCGATTGACGATTCGGCAGTTTGTGCAGGAATCGTTATCGACTGTCCAGTTTTGTCCTTCCACTCATACTCAATCGGCCACGGATCATCGGTGAGGTTGGCGTACACGATACTCGTCGCTTCGTCCGCAACCGAGTCCACCTCTAACGCAACATACCGGCTTGGTCTTGAGTCAATGAGGTACCACAGAGCCATTAGGTTGTGTCCAGCCAGAGGTCGCCAGTAAGGGGAGAACCCGGTGCAGACGTTCCTACATAAACATTGCGGAACTGTTTCGTGGTGAGTGCTTGAGTCACCTGAGAAACAAATGCCTTGGAGGGTTCCCAACTATCAGCCGCATTGTCCCAAAGTAGCGCGGTTGCTCCCGCTCCTGTGTTGAAAGCCATGTTCGTTGTTGAGAAGGAAATACGTTCTGTTCCCGCTGAGTCTCGCATCGCCATAGTGCCCAAAGCACGGATGTCTCCTACCCCCAAAAGGTCACCCGTCATAGTCACATCGCCATTTGTTGTGTCAATTGACCAACGAGGAGTGACGGCAGCATCTGTTATTGACATAGTTCCGTCGCCACGAAGATTGTTGACATCCAAAATGTCGTTATCAGACATGTTTATGGTGTCGCCCATTATGAGGGCACCAGTCATCGTGTCGCCGCCAACTTCCACATAGCGAACGTCGTTGTAAGCACGGTCGCCGACGTGGGTTCCTGCGGTGGGGTCAAGAGGTGAGTGCAGTATATTGCCGCCGATGCTGACAGTCGTAGAGAACTCCACCAGAGCGTTAGCGAAAGATGCAATGTCTGTGTCACCAGAGCCAACAATTGTGAAATAATCAATTGCTGTGGTGCTGCCGCCGATGCGAAGTCGGAGCGTGTCCTGCGCTGACGGGTCGATAGCAAAGTAGGCAACACCCAATGATGCGTTTTCCCAACTAACTTGATCTTGATCCGCTATCACGATTGACCCAGACATGTCTCCACCAGCCAACGGCAGGTAGTCACCGAGGTCACCAACGGCATAGCGTCCGTCGTTGTAGTCACGGTCGCCGACGTGGGTGCCTGCGGTGGGGTCGAGTGGGCCGCTGAGTGTTCCGCCACCAGACATTGTCAAATCAGTACCTTGCGGAAGGCTCAAAATGGCAGCGACAGTGTTGCCTACCGTAACGGTTCCGCCCTCAACATTTAGATGAAGAACTGATGCGCCACCTGCACCATCACGGGCCATAATCTCATTGCCGTCAATACCAATGTTTGCTCCGCCAGAAGGCCCGATCTGCAAAGCACCAGTGCCGTCTGCAAGGCCCACGTCTTCGGTCGACTCGATGGTGACGGTTTGACTGTCTATCGTCACGATGTCGCTGGCTTGGGACACGATCGCCAGCACGTTCTCAGACACTCGTCTAATCCCCGAATTCGTGTCACTTAGGAAAGAAATACCGGGGAGACCCTCAGTTCCGTCTGCTGCATAAACCCTGCCCACAACAACAAGATCAGTATTGACTTCCCAACGGTCGTCAGACTCATCCCACAACAACGAAACCGTAGAGCCGTCATCTTTCCTGAATTCAATATCAGTGTTGTAAATGATGATGCGTTCAGACGTATCAAGTGACTTAATCGCTAACGGGTCTGCACCAGCAACAATGTCGTCAACGGTCAGACCTGTGGCATCAAACGAGAACGCACCACCACTGGACGATTCACCAGCCATCGTCATTGACGCAGACACATCAATGTCCACCATCACCGTTTCACCCGAAGGTGTGTCACTGGTGCCTTGGCTCACCCAATCCACAGCAGAGAACTCATGCCCCATTGTGTTCATGTCACGAATCGTTGCTACAATCTCACCAGCACCGAACGTGCCAGCGACCTTCACGTCAACATACGACAAGCCAGTTGCAGTGGTCATGACAAGGCGAATACGGTCAACTGCGCTGCTGCTTGCGCCACCATGAAGCATCGTTACGGCACCAGAAGCGGACCAGTCCTTTGAAACCAAGAACGTCCACGACGACGGAACGGTGGAACCCCCAAGTGTTGCCACCGTGATTTGAGATTCGCCTCGACCGCCCGAGGTTGTTTTCTCAGCTATCCGATACCAGTTCCCGGCAGTGGCAGTCACGTCATTTACGGTCTCAAATGAGGCTGCGTCGTAACGAAGGTCGTTGTAGTC